TCATCATCACCAGAAATAGCACCTTCCAACTTTTCTTTTAACCAGTTTGTTGCATCATATCCTAGTGCTTTTTCTTCATCATCTCGTGTTCTCTTCTCTGGAGTATCAACTCCTGCAACTCTAACTCTTTCTTTCTTATATAAATCAAACCCAAGATCAATAGTGACATCAATAGTATCACCATCAACAACACGATTAATCTCTATCACTCGAAAATTGTAACAACTCTTCCTGCTCGGTGGGGTCATTGCTCCCATTTTCCAGTTCCTCGTATGCGGTTTTCATAATAGTATATATGTAATATCCAACACCAAGAAGGAGTATTATCAAACTAATGATAATACTCCATGTTACATCATTCACATCATTCAGTGGTCTTAATAGTAAATTCATTGTCAACCATACATTCTTTTTTCTTTTTCATCTTCATTCTCATTCTTTGGTCTTGGAACAGGAACTTCTACAATTGTTTTCTGTTGCTGACCACCATTACCATTGCCATTAGACTTAGATGGAGTCACTCCAAAAGTCGCTAGAGTTCCAGTAAAAACACTGGCAATAAAAGTTGGATCAATTTTTTGTTGTGGAATTCCTGGAATAGAAACATAATTAAGAGTTAATATTGCACCTGTCCATGCTAAAACAATCAACCTCACAAAACTTGAAATTCCTTCATCATGCCAATTAAATTCTTCATCACTTCCATTATCTTTCTTCTTTTTAGGAAGCATTAATTTAATAAATTTAGGCATGAATATTTATGGTTTTAATAGGTCAACTGTAATATTTGTATGTTCTATTTGATTAAATTTTTCACAAAGAACAATGCTAGATTCATGTTCCCATTTGTGATAAGTATTTTTCAATGTTTCACTGTAATCAGAACCATTATGCAACTTCATTTCGTTAGCAACAATTGTTTTTATTAGAGTGTCTCGTGTTAAATTTGACATACTTGTTTTAAGTTATCCAACAAAGAGTTCACCATTATAACACAAGGAGTTGTTCACAGAACTCTTCTTGGCTGGTTTTCCTGTGTAGGATTTTATTATTTATCAATAAATCCTTTGTCCACAAGATATTTACGGGTCAATGGAGTGGGTTCATAGATTTCCCACATAGGTGTATCAGATGCACATGCCTCTAATGCTTTCATCGTCATACCTTCAGTTTTACCTGCCCATGATGCTTCCTTTTCCCATGGCCATACATCTTTTGAATACGTCCTCTCAACCATAACCTGATAAAGCATAGGAACTTCTTTTTCGGGTTTTATAATGGCAATGAGACTATTATCAATCGTTCCTGCCATACAATCTTGTGCTGCGTGCCATCCTTCATGACGCATGACTGACATTAGAACGCCAGGAGTGTCCATCCATTTTTTATTTAAAAAAAAGTTATTCGATACTGTATGATAAGTACCTCTCACATTATCAGGAAAATATTTTTCTGGTGCTAAAAACACTTTAACTCCGACCTGATTGAGATAAACGAGCATGTTGTTGAACTCGTTAGAAACAAAAGTAAACCTATCAGGATTGGGGTACTGACTAGAAATATCCAAAAGACTAAAGACTTCTTCCACTCCATCTGTACACTCTCGTAGGATCATACACCCCAAGGAATCCATAGTGTTATAACCCTTGGTGATTTTAGAGTCATCTGCCCTTACAGGAGCGGAAAGTGATGATGCTAGTAACAATCCCATGATTACTTTTTTCATGAGTAGTATGCTCCGTAGTATTTGACAATACCATTAGTATTTACATTTCCTTGAGAAACCCAATCATGAACACATTCGTAAATACTTTGATTTGAATATTTAGGAGATCCATCAGAATTTATTTGAGAACCAAATTTCTTAAAAAGAATGTTGAGTGCATTTGTTCTCAGACACATTCTGTCTTCACTGTATCTCCAATCTTCATTCATCGATATTGTCCCATACCAGTACCAGAATTCCATCCACCATGATTCTCTTGAAAGTTCTCAGAACCACCTTGAGTTTCTTTCACAGTGTTCCAATTTTTTGTTGCCATCTCATACATTACTTGATGAATGTTTTTAGATTCTTGAGTCGTCTCTTTTCTTTGCTCTTCTTTAATTTTAGATTCTGTGGCAACTTTTTCTTCATGCTGAATTGCTTTTTGCGATTTAGGTGCTGATCCAAACCAAGGATCATCAGGAAGGACTGTAGGAGCAGGAACACCAATATAATTACTAGATTTTCCTAACCATCCATATCCTTGAGTAAAGTGTCCAAAACTTGCTTTAAATGCTGATGCTTCGAGTTTTTCTATATCACTAATAGATTTTTTCTTTTTTGGAATAATGTTCTTGATAACACTTTTAATTTTTTTAATCATGCCCATATCAGTTTTTTAGTGTAATCATACGCATACTCTTGACGATATCCTTTGATACCCCATCCTAACCAATAATAGGCAGGAACCATGTATTGTGCAACTGTCTGTCCAGAACCTTCAAACTCTGGTAGATATCTCTGAAAGACACTTTCATTGATCATATAACGAGTTTGACATTCAAGTGTCGATGGATCACAATCGTATTTAATAGCAAATTTACCAAGATTACGATATCGATTAATAGAAGTCCATTGAATTAAACCATATCCACCTGAGTAACATTGATCATATGGAACTCTTGCTCCACCTTCACAAATATTTGGGTAAAAATTTGATTCAGACTTAATGTTTCCCATGATCGTTGCTAGTGCATTGCGATCACTAATTTTTGTATGTTTTTGTAGTTGTGCAAGAACATATTTTTCATTGTCATTACAATCTGGACATGTCCAAGTAGCTTCATATCTGACAATAGGAATTTTAATAGGTTCTTCTACCTTAACCTCCGGAGGTTCTTGTGGTGAAGGAACTGCAATTGCGGATGCAAGAATTCCAATTCCAAAAAGTGCTTTAATCATCTTCTCCAAGATATTCGAGTGAATAAATCTCATGGTCTTCGATACTAGGGTCTAACCATTCGGCAAACTCAGATTGAATCGCATGAGCATTCTCAACACATTCTAATACATCATCAGTCTTTGTTTCGCAAAGAGTGTGCAGTCTGTCAACTGCCCAGTCATGAGTCACTTGTAGAGTTTTTTCCAAAGTTTCCATAGTCTTTCCGCATGTAACGGCCGAGAATATTGCTATTATAGTATGCGGGTGTGCCGTTGTCAAGAGACTCAGATAAGACGTTATTGAGAAACAATAGTTTTGTTTCTTCGTAATTACAAAGTCCCTTGGTTATATGTAGGCTTATTATTTCTCTACTGAAGATCTCTTTACCATACTTTTTGATATCTTCTTTTAATTCTGGACAAGAACCATAATACTTTTTCCAATCAGATTCTTGTTTTACTTTTCTTTTTTTTCCTGGCGGTTTTCTAAAGGACCAGAAGTATTTCCTTCCAATATATTTACGTTTGGTGGAAACGTTGGTAATACAGTAAACAAAACCAAAATACTCATGAATAGCATCAGAGTCAAAAACTTTCCCATCATAAGTCCATGGGTTTTCATAGCTCATCTCATAGAACTCAATGAGCTATTATTTATCTTTAACGGGGACAAACCTAGTCTAGCAATAAAAAAGCAGGGTGTCAAGCCCTGCTGTGTATTATGTGAGTTTTGTATCAGTCTAATCTAATTATACACAAAAAAATCCCCCTTTGCAGGGGGAGAATTATCAAATCATACTCCTGGTTTTTTAACTCTTCTTGGTGGATTATTTAAAGGATTTTTTGAAAATGATGCACGATGATCTTCGGGCTGAGTACGCTTGCCACCGTAACTATCTGCTCTTGGATCTTCGCCACGCTCTAAAGCACCGCGAATTGAACTCATCTTAAATGCACGATTCTTAGAAGAACCTCTACTACCACCTCTTTGCTTAACTGCTGCTTTTGTATGGCGATATTCTTGATTTCTCATTTTATCAAGATTTGGTTCTTTATATGCCTCAAGCACTTCATCAAACCATGCTTCAAACTCTTCCTTCTTATCCTTTCCAATACGAGCAGACATCTTACGAATCTGATCGATACTCATATTACCCATACCAGTGAACCCTGGCTTAGAAGGATCTGGTTGCTTAGAATGACCTGATTTGCGACCCTCAGGATCTCTTGCCATGCGACGATTCTCGTCAAGTTCTGCTTCACCAAGAACAATATCAATCGCTTCCTCATCAATCAGGTTTGCCATTATCCACTCTGCTTCTTCTAGAGTTTCTGCATACCCTTCTACTTGGAGGAACTCAAGAACTATATCAAAAGCATCAAACTCTTCTTGACGAAGTGATTTACGACGCTTCTTCTCAATCTGCTTACGAGTAAGAACTTCACCCTTACCACGATTAGCATCAGGGTCGTAGTTACTAGGAGGAGTATAGTTGCTTCCAAAAGATTTGATATTAGATCTTACACGTTGAGTATGTTGCTTATTGCTCATACGACGTGAATCTTCTCCAATTGCTTCTAGTTCTTCACTCATGCGATCAACAACCTTTTGTGCCTGACGCTTGATGAATCCTTTGATGCCTTTCTTCTTTCT